GAACCTAATAAGATTTTAATGTTAACCTGATGTGTTGCAATCTCACCCTTGAGTTTAAGTTCCAACGCTTTTAAGATGTCATCTCTAAAATTTGACATATTTTTATCTCCCGAAAAGTTTTTCTTTTTTATATTCGTTAATAGTATTTATAAGCGATTTAGTCCAATTGTCTCTATCTTCGACAAATACTTGTGGTCCTTCATCACCTGCAATACAAACAACCAATTTCTTGATTGGCATTCCAGTTCTTTCTTCCCACATAACAGCATAAGCTGCGCATTGCATAAAGTAACCACTAATCCATTCTACCTTTTTTAGCTTCTTAGATGTCTTATAATCTATGATAGCATCAACACCTTCCCACTGTCCTACGCAATCAACTCTACCCGCAACACCTAAGTGTTTAGAATATAATGGAGCTTCTTGTGCATATACTTTCGTTAAACATTTATCTAACGTTGGTTGTATATCCTTAAAGGTTTGTATGTTATGTGGCATTTCGCCTTCAAGATAGTCAGGGTCATTATTCACATATTTTTCCAATAGATTGTGAACTATCGTTCCACGACCAGATGCTCTAGAACTAATACGATTAGCTTCCTCTTCGCCTACTCTTGCTCTCCATTTCTGAATAGCTTCTCTACTTAATATCGAGAGAACAGTAGTAATAGAAGGATAACTATTACCGGCTGGGTCACGGTAAGTTCTACCAGACTTAGCAGTAACTGCAGTGAGATCATTATATCCGAGATCAATTGGTTCATGTTTAAACATCCGTAATAACAGCCTTGATATGATCGTCATTTACAATAACAGCACCTTGGCCTTCATGGTTAATAGGCATTGATTTAGACCAATCTAAATATACTCTATCTCCAGGTTTAATGCTCTTGATGTCGACACCAGGACCTATACCTAGAACTAATCCTGGCTTATGGCTCTTGTCTAATACTGCATCATTCGATAATATAATACCACCGGCAGTTGTTTGTTCTTTAGCAACTTCAGCTACTAACACATAGTTTTTTAATAATTTCATTTTGTTTTAATATTTCCTCTTAGTCGTGGTGGCATTCCACTTTGAATTCTTTGCTGGACTTCCTTCCAACCGTCGCCTGCTTTTTTTAATACGTCGCCGTCTTGTCGTGTATTCATAACGGGTGCACTAATTTGTTGTTGTAGGTCTGGATTATCTGCTTTAAACTTATCGAGTTCTTTCCAACTCATAGTATATTCAGTAATTTCACCAGACTTCAAATGTATAAAATCGTATCTAGGCATTAAACCACTCCGGTACTTCTCGTTTTGTCCACGCCATATTAAATCTTTCTCTCTTTGTTTTATAGAATGCTCTGTAAGATTCCACTGGATCTTTAGTTATACATTCCGGGAATGATGCCATTGCTAATTTGAATGGTGTCATATCTGTTATTGTTATATTATTTGGTATGCTTTTCAATGCTACTCTCAGTTTAGTATCTGTTGCATGTATCTTTCCATACCTATATTTATACTCATCACATAAAGCAATAAAATGCTTGTAGTGCCATTCATAGTTAAGACAAGATTCTCTAGTCCATACTGTTGAAGGGTGATTAAAATGACAAGCTTTGTATAAGACATCTTCACGATCGTCGTTAAGTTTCCAATATTGTATCATTGAACCAGACTTAGATGGCCTACGTTCCATAGTACCATCAAGCATTCGATGAACAGTTGATAACATCTGAGCTGATTCAACAATCATTTTGACTACATGTTTATCACACTGTAGTTGAGCAGCTATCACTGGATCATTATCTAGAATAAATATATTCATGCTGCTACCTTGTCTAAATGTTTACAAGAACCTCTGAATTTAAAACCTGGACATGAGCACTTCTTGTTATAAATGGTATAGGTGTTACCCTTACTACCTGTCACAGTTATATAACCCTTCGGCAATTCTTCTGGCCATTCGCCTATGAGTTTAAATTTGCGTCTTGATTTAGAAAACGTTTTGAGTGGAGTTTTAAACATTTTACATGCTTTGCCGGGTGGCATATATCCAATAAGATATCCATGGCTGTTGACATAATAGTCGCCATTGGCAATAGTTAGATCGCCCCAATCGGTTATTTCTCGTAGTATTTGTATCATAATATAATCCTTGTCATAATAGTATATTATAACACAGTTTCATGTGAATGTACACCTTTATTTACATTTATATGTGCATAAAAGTGTAAGATTGATGCATTTATACGTACATATAAATGTAAAAAAATGGGACACCGGCCGATATCCCATTCTCGTGTTCTCTAGCCTGATTGACCCTCCTTAAACTTACTGTTAAAATTAATAACGAAGTTAGATAAGATCACCTCCTTTAGTCCTGAGTTGTACTTTCCTCATCTACCGGTTTCACTTTAGTAGATTTAGCCCTTGTAGCCTTCGGCTTCACAAGGAGATTAGGAAAGACTTCAGAAACCAACTTAGTAGTGATTCCTTTATATTTACCCATAAGTTTTTTCTCCTTCATAGCAATTACCAGCTCTGCTTCGTCTGGATGTAAAGATTCTAAAACATCTATAAACATCTTTTCTCTGCGACCTGCTGGCATTTGTTCGCCAATGCCGCCTTTGAAAAAATACTTAAATCGTGGCGACATCCTATGCAGATTGCTTGGTTCATACCCCTTAGGAGCATCATCTTTCTGGTATGGCGGTACGCCTTTTGGTAATATAAACTGAATAGACTCGTCTAAGGTTCCTTTAAGAATATTTCTTAAGGGACGAGAATTCATTTTTTTAAGGTATGCTACCTTTTCTTTTTGAGTCTTTAAGCTACATGCTTTAGCTAAGATCTCGGATATCATTTTTTCAGCCATTGTAAAATTCCTCCACTGATTCAATCAAGTTGTTACATCTTTTCTTAATAAGATAATTAAGTACTTTCATTTTCATCGGCACTTTTTGCCCATTAAATTCATTTACTATAGTATTATATATATCTTCTGGAATCTTAGTGAGATCAATCAGTGTAGTATTCCTTTGAAAATTACGTTTAATTTCATCTGGCATTATGCTAGGATCTTCAATCCATGTGTCTATAAGGGTTTGTCTTAATGGTGATTGCTTAATACCTTCGACTAAACATGAATCAGATGATAAGATGTTTGGTATACCATCACCTTTATCTCCTCTGCATATGTGTTCAAATAAGTATTTCCTAGGAGTTTTATCTACTACCATTTTCTTTTGAATAGGAGAGAACTGCTTAACATGGTTGAACTTTTGTAGTTGAATAAAATCTTTATCAGATGATATAATCATTACTGGTTCATGATTACCAAACTCTTCAGTGTTTAATGTTAATGCACCAATGATATCATCAGCCTCGCATCCTTCCATGTGTAAAACTTTATATGGTAGATTCTCTTTAATCTCATCTCTTACTAAATTCAATACTCTAAAGATTTCATTCCAATCCATAGTAGATTCAGACCTAGCTTTCTTACGATGTGCTTTGTATTGAGGGAAATATTCTTTACGCCATGTATTCATACCATCGGCACATATAACCATTTGGCCATATTCTTTTCTGTATCTTTTATTGTACATTCTAATACTGTTAAGTATCATATGTCTAATAATGTTTTCATCATCGACTTTTTGTACAATAATGTTCGATAGCGCTATTTGGCTATAATCAAGTAATATCATCAGTATGTTTCTCCATTTCCATAATTCTATCTTTCAACAATTCCATCTCTTCTTGGAGTACGTGCTTAATGCCAGCATCTCTTAGTAGAGTAGAAACCATTAGGTTTAAGATGACAAACATGTCACCTTTCAATTCAGGGTTTTCTGTATAGTCAAAATTGACACCATATTCTTCTAAAGCACCTTCGACTACCTCAATAGCGAATCGGCCTAGATCAACGGATTGTTCAAACATATCAGTAGCTTCCATATCCTCGTCATAGGTATCAGCTAGTATTTGAGCAGTCCTTCGTTCTATAAATGTGTTGTCTATTTTGTCCATATATTAGTATATTATACCATAGTTGGATGCAAATGTACACTACTTTTTTAAGTTTTTTACGCTTTGTCCGCCGATTCTGCAGCTGATTATGCCGTTATAATAGTCATCAGTCAATAGAACTTCACGTGCAAACTGTTCTTTTGCTTCCATATAAGCGGCTTCACCTTTGGTTCTACATAGATGTAGGATTTCTCTGTGATAGATATCATCACCTTGAATTTCTCTTTCTTCGTTTAAGATCCTACTGGAACCGTAATAGGATCTCCAGTCAGATTCAACATAGGTGATTTTTCTTCTCTTACGAGTTTTAGTTTTGGGTAGGGTTTTCTTTGACCAAAAGAATTTCTTTCCAACATACTTTTGTGCAGTTGCTCTATTGGTAATTAGATATACAAATGCATAGTAATCATCAGTAGAAAAATCTGCTGGAGGTTCGTATTCTAGTCCTTCGTATAACCAATTCATAGATCTATTTATTAGTCAAAATCTAGGTCGTCTATATCTTCAACTGCGGTTCCACAACAAGGACAATATACATTCTCGGGTTGATAGTCAGTAAATACTATTTTTGTTATTTCGAAACAGAATTCACAGTGATGTGTTATCTCATTCATTTGGAACAGAGCTCCAATCTTTAAAGTTATCGTAACCGCCTATAGCTTCACCATCTATTCTAATCTGTGGAAACGTTCTTGCCGTAGGGAATTCTTGAAATAGTTCTCTCTTAGTAAAATCTTTATCTAACTGTTTATAGGTATATTCATATCCTTTAGATTCGCATAAAGCTTTTGCTTTATCACAGTAAGGACACTGTGTTTTTCCAAATATTTCTATCATAATTTTAATCCTATGTTAATCATCCAAAACGCCGTAAGCATTCCACCGAATACGCATACTTGCAATATAGATGCCCAGAATATCTGGCGCATTGGATGTATTAATGTTATTTTTTCTATCCAATCTTCACTAGGAGATAGATTAACGATCTGTAGTATTTTCTTTTCCACTATAGTGAAAGGCCTGCTAAGGTCGTTTCATCTACGTCTTGTTTAACTCCACCTACAACATATGAACTGATCTCTGTTTCTTGAGGAGCAACTTGAACGTTACCTCCACCAATCCACTTTTCAGTCCATGGCAACGGATTTAGTTTAGATACATGATACGGACATGTTAACCCTAAGGCTCTCATTCGTTTACAACCAATCCATTCAATATAATCACATAACAGTTTTTCGTTTAAGCCAATCATTGAACCATCTTTAAATAAGAACTTAGCCCATTCTTTTTCTTGCTCAATAACTTTTACGAATAACTTAGTTACTTCAGGTTGCATTTCTTTTTGTAACTTTGCGAAATCTGGATCTTCCTTTACCATATTTTTTAACATAGTAGTAGTTGCAGCTAAGTGGACGTTCTCATCCCTTGCAATAAACTTAATGATTTTAGCATTACCTTCCATCTTTTTAAGCTCAGCAAATGCCCAACTACATGCGAATGAAACATAGAACCTAATACCTTCTAATGCATTAGCACTATTCATACACATCCATAGTGCACGTTTATGGTCCATCTTGTTTGAAGCTGAGTTATTGTAATCAATTAAGTCATCATAGTATTTTGCGATATCATTACCACATTCTAAGATTTCTTTTATGTCGAGCATACCGTCAAAAACAGTGGAAGGATCAGCATAGACATTCCTAATGATGTGTGTATAAGATCTAGAGTGGATAGTTTCAGAGAATGACCATGTTTCGATCCAATTTTCCACCTCGGGCAGAGAAGCGATTGGTAAAAATGCAAGATTTGGTGCCCTCCCTTGGACGCTATCTAATAGTATTTGTCTTTTTAAATTTGAAGTAAAGATGTGGCGTTCATGTTCAGTAAGTAAGTCAAAATCTTTTTTGTCCCTACTGACATCTACCTCTTCTGGTCTCCAAAAGAAACCTAATTGTTTGTCTGTTATTTTGTCTAGTGCTGGGTACTTAAGGATATCAAATCTTTGCACATCCACCGGTTCATCAAGAAACATCATTTTATCTAAGTGAGATTTTTTATTCTTTTTTAATATGCTCATATTTTACAACTATCGCAGTCCTCTTCATCTATGTTTGCTTGCTCTAACTCTGGTAGATCGTCTTTAACGTTGACATCGACAGATCCATCATAAGTATTAAAGTAATACAATTGTTTTAAACCAAATTGATAAGCCATTACTAAATCTTTAATCATTAAAGACATAGGAACTTTGTTATCCTCGAAGTGTTCAGGATTATAAGATGTGTTAACACTTATTCCCTGATCTATATATTTCTGAAGTATAGCACAGATCTTTATATAACCTTCAGGAGACTTTTGGTCCCACAATAGGTCATACTTATTCTTAAGATGATGATAACCAGGAACTACCTGAGCCATCACTCCATCTTTACTCTGTTTATAACTAACCAATGCACGAGGTGGTTCTATACCATTCGTACTATTAGAAATTTGTGCAGATGTTTCTGCTGGCATTAATGCCATTAACGTAGAGTTTCTAATTCCATGTTCTACTAGAGAGCTTCTCAGCGTGTCCCATGGTAATGTAGATTTACGTTTTACTAAATTATCTACTGCACTCTTATATGTATCATTTGGAAGGTCTCCACTGGCATATTTTGTCTCATTATTTAATAAACATGCACCTTTTTCTTCAGCTAATTCAGCAGAAGCTTTAATTAAGTAATATGACCATGCCTCTGCATACTCATCAATGATCTCATGAGCTCCTTCATTATACTTTAATCCTCTCTTAGCAAGGAAATACGCTAGGTTGATTATACCTATGCCTAGTGGTCTACGATTCATAGTAGATCTTTCTGCTGCTTTGATTGGATACTCTTGATAATCTAATAGGTTATCTAATGCTCTTACTGCTAGTGTACAATACTTTTCAAAGTCTTTTGTATCATCTATCAATCCCCAATTAATGGCTGATAAAGTACATAAAGAGATCTCTCCGTTTTCATCATCATATGATTCTAAAGGTTTAGTGGGTAGATCTATTTCGCAACATAAGTTACTCATTCTAATAGGAGCTTTCTTTACATCAAATGCACCATGCTCATTCGCATGATCGACATTCATTATATAAATTCTACCAGTATCTTTTCTTTCTGTAAGTATCTTTTGAAATACTTCTAAAGCTGGCATTGTTTTCTTTCTTATGCTATAAGCTCTTTCATATCTTTCGTATAGTTCTTTAAACTTTTCTTGATCTGCAAAGAATGCTTCGTATAAACCAGGAACATCGTGTGGATCAAAGAATGTAATATTACCACCAGTCAACAAACGTTCGTACATTAGTTTATTAAACTGAAATGCATAATCCATGTGTCTTACACGATTCTCTTCAGTACCTTTATTATTCTTTAATACTACTAGGTCTTCAAACTCGTAATGCCATACTGGAAGATATACCGTTGCCGCACCACCACGAACACCACCTTGTGAACATGACTTAACAGCTGATTGAAAATATTTAAGGAATGGAATAAGACCAGTATGAACTACTGATCCATCTCCTACTCTTGCTCCAGCTCCTCTTATTGAGCCAGCACCTATACCTATACCTGCTTTTTTACTTATATACTTAACAATGCTAGTACTAGTAGCATTAATGGAATCCAAACTGTCTCCAGACTCAATAAGTACACAAGATGAAAATTGCCTAGTTGGCGTTCTAACACCTGCCATGATTGGCGTAGGGAGCGAGATATAAAATTGACTAATCGCGTCATAATAATGTTTTACCCATGCTAATCTATTTTCTTTTTCGTTGGCAAACAACGTTGCGGCTACCATCATATATAATATTTGAGGTGTTTCGAAACATTGCTTAGTCCTTCTATCTTGTACTAAATACTTACCACGAAATTGTTCCATACCTGCATATGTAAACGTATCATCTCTATCGTGTTTAATATAGGTACCTAGCTCTTCAAGCTCATCTCTTGTATAATGAGTCATGATATCACCATCGTATACACCACGATCGACATTATCAATTACAATTTCAACTAGTGGTTTAGGTGTAAAATCTCCGTATACTTCTTTACGAAGCTTATAAGATATTAATCTTGAGGCAACGTATTGATAGTTAGGTGTGTGCTCAGATATAAGCTCAGCAGCGCTTTTAATAAGTAACTCATGGATATCATAAGCTGGTATCTTATCGTATAGTTGTATGTTGGCACGAATTTCTATTTCAGATTGTGACACCGATGTAACACCATCAGTAGCCCATTCAAGGACTTTATGTACTTTTTCTAAATCGAAATCTTGGAGTGTGCCGTCTCTTTTAGTGACGTGTATCATTGTTGTTTGTATTCCATTCATAATATTAAGTTATATTATAACACAGTTATGTGCTATTGTAAAGGTTTATTTCTTTTTCTTTAAGTGATTTCCAATCTCTTTGAGATGGATATCCCATAGAGTATTTAGATCTTCTTCTAAAGATTCTATTCTATCTATAAGTGGAATATACCCATCAAATCCTTCTATGCCACATTTAGGATGGCAATGAGATTCTAGATGGTCTAACCTTTCAGCTTGTATCGGATATTGTTTTCTAAATTTTGCATCTTTCTTAGCCACTTCCAAATCGTATTTCTCTGCATAATGCTGCAGGAAAGCATCTAGTTTCGCTTGAAACCATATACCCATAGTGGTTTTTTCAAACCAGTTGTAGAAAGAACTACCAATCACTGATGATAGTATTGACTTAAGAGATAGTATCAATAAGAAATACATTAATCTTTAATCTTATTAAGTTTTGCTATTGCTCTTACATAGTTGGGCATGCCGTGATCGACAATACCGTCAAAGAATTTAAATCTTTTCCAAGAGTTTAATATTCCTTTAAATGCATCTTTCCAAGATGGACCAGTTGCTTTATTGCCATCACTATCAAAGTAAATCATTTCACCGTGATGTGTGAATCCTAACCATGCTGGTGGAATCCTACATACGATATCGTTATTGTTCATGAATCTAAAATGAGGACACTTAATATTTCTAATGAATTTTGGTCCACCAACTCTTGGAGATCCGAATGTAAACAATTCAATAGGTGTATAACGAGTTGCAGCTATAGTTGCCATTGCAGCACCTAGAGAATGACCAGTCATATACACATCTTTTCTAACCTTTAATTGGTCGTTATGTTCTATTTCTGCCAATACATCCATCCATAAGTCATTCACTTCTTTCTGGAATCCACTATGAACTTTACCGCCTGCCATTGCCGCGCCCTTAATAACATTAAGATCAGCCATGACATCATTAATCTTTGAAGGTTCTGTACCTCTAAACGCAAACCATAAATCATTACGATCTTTTACTACTAAGCATTCAGCGCCATCTCTGGATATAAGCTTACACCATGGAAATCCTAATTTCTTAGTAGCGGCTTTTGCTTGTGCTTCTGTTTTATATGCATTCGCTGCTAGCTTAGCTGCTATGCTTGCTCTGTCCCATTGGCCCATTTCTTTTATCCTAGTTCCCATCTTTATTCACCTCAATTTGCGCGCCGATACCCTTTTGGCCATCGGACATTGTTACATCTCTATAGTATACTACTACTTCTCCAAGTTGTTTGATATATCTTTTTAGTTCTTGCATATCTTCCGCCATTACTTTATAGTCACCTATTGTAGTAGCAACGAAAACAACTTCTCCGTTATTTTGTTCTTTCATTTCATCTATGAATCTGTCTAAGTAGGTATATCCTACAGGCCATTCTGGATTCTGTGTATCTTCTTTAGCACATGCTTTAGGTCTTTTATCTCCAACCTTAACGCATGGATTTGCAATATTTGCTTCTGATACTACATACCAATTAGGTGCTGTAAGATCAACAGGCCTTGGTAATCCAGGCTGCATGATTTCTATTTCAATCGGCTTAGCGACGATCTCTATATTTTTTGTTCCTAATAAAGAACAACCACTAGTCAGTACTAGTAGGAGTGTCAATACTGTATAATTTTTTAGTGTCATCTTCTAATCCCTCCATAACATTTTCACTAGCTGAATTAAACCTATTCTGCATTAGTCCAGGTTTCTTTATAGCTAACATATCCAAATTGTGCCTTCCGAATATCGCTAGGTATTCTGCTTTCTCAGCTTCAATTTCGGCATTCACTCTACTCATATTCTGTAGGGCATTGCCTTGTTTTTCAAAGGCTTCTCGTATAGCCACCATCGTAGCTTTTTGTTCAGCTACTGCACCTTCCAGTGCTATGTTATTAGATGCTAGTGTTTGGTTTTCTTGGTATAACCAATAACCTCCTAGACCTAATACTAATATAATTCCAATTAATAATTGTTGCATTAATCTTGTTCCTCTATCTTATAGTTCAGTCCATCCGCTCCAGCGAATTTCACTCTTCGGCCTTCGTCATCTATGAAGACTAAAATCTTTTCTTTTTCTGTTATTATTTTTGGGACGTTTTCAAAGACTTGGTCGTCTGCGTCACCGTATATTGCGTTATATGATACTGTTACTGTATGATATGTAATGAACCATGATTTGATCCATATCCAAGCTCGTTTACACCAACCTGGTGCTTTTTTAAACCAATCAATTACCTTGTACATTTTTTAATTTCTCTCGCTTCAGCATTATATTTTTCTTTTTCTTCTTGTCGTATTGAGCATCTGCTGGCATCGATACGCCACCACCACCAACTGAATTGGCTGCCATTTCCCACATTTTAAATGTTTTTAACTTCATATTATTATATATAATAGAACACTATCGGATAATGTCGTGGTTAGTGATAAATAGGTCTTGTTTAGTTAAAGCGTGTTTCACCTTATAAACAGAACAACCTAGGAAATTATCATAGGGGTCAGTTACGTCTTCTACAACCACCTTTGATTTTTTGAGACCAATCATATCACCAGTAATTGGAGATGCGATGTCTCTTACAAGCATATAGGTTCCAGGATTGAGCTGACCAAGTTCGTTTTGAAACCATTTCGATTCTTCAATCTGTAACTGATCCCAATCTTCTCCTTCCATTTTACTCATTATATTTTTAATTTGCTTTTCTGACATTCCTGTCTCTTCTTTAATTAAAAATAACGCAGTAGCGTATGAAGCTATCTTATTAGCTACACCACCTGGTACTAAATTTATTAATCTTTTGACATTGAATACTAATCTATGAAAGATAGTATAGGCTGATTTCTCAGCAGGAAGTTCTGGCTTCTTAATCTTCTTTCCTTTCTTGTCAATAATACCATAATCAAATGCTTTCATTTTCTCCCATGGAGTAACTAAAAGCTTTAAGAAACGAAACGCATAAAAGATATCACCTGCTCTAGAGAGCAAGCCTTCGCTTAGTGTCGGACTCTTTTTTAGGTTCATAGTTTCCTTAGTACATCTACTATTGGTTCGTCCATTCCTATTTCAACATATTCACTCACTGGTAAAAAATGTAGAAATATTAAGAATGGTTTAATATAATGATAGTGTTCATCTTCTACTTTAAACCATACCATCTTATTAGCGGCTTCTATTCCGAATACATTGTATATTACGATTAAATGGTTTAAGATTAAGCGCTCTTGAAGATCACCATGATCAGCATATCTTCTTAACAAGCGCTTTAAATACTTAAACCGTTTTAAATCATCTTTAAACTCTTCAACATCCATACATTCTGGATTGTTATAACTCTTTGCTGCGAAGAGATCAAAGTTTTTATTAGTCAGCGTTTCAAATTTAGTGTCCATAATAATATATATAACCCGTAAGGTTAACCTACTTGTTTATATACGGGCCGTTGACTTTAGCTTTATATTTCTTCATAGTTTTTACTACACTTGAATCTTTCAAAAACGTATCAAGTGAAGTCTTATCACCATAAAATTCTAAAGATGCAGGAGCTCCTTCTCCACCATCAAAGCTAGATATATGCATAGACTTAACTTTACTAATAACTTTATCCATAGCACTCATTTCAGCTTGATTGAATCCAAAGTCATCATCAAACTTATTAGAGGTATTACCTTTAACTATCTCAATGGTCATTGAAGCTTCAGCTTTACGGTTTTTATTCTTAAAGTTTTTAAGATCTTTTACACCTTCAGTAACATGATTTCTAATTTCTGCGAATGTTTTCATCTTATCCTCTCCTACCAGCTCTAGCCTTTTTAAGTGCATCTTTTAGCTGACTGATTTCTTTTCCAATATTGGCCATTACTTCGTTGTAGAAAGATTCCTTTTTATCAAATTCTTCATCAGATAAAGAGTCATTTTGTTCTGCAGCTTTAAGTTTAGCTTGAGCTTCTCTATCTTTATCAACAAGAGCATTAATTTTTAGATTAATTTTCTTGATTTTATCTCTATCAACACCTTTGACTTTATCTTTGACTTTACCAATTACATCACTAATACCTTCTTTAACTCCGTCAGTGCCTTTTTCAGCTTTAGAGTTATAGTTAGCATCTACGTAATCAAAGAATTCTTTCTTCTTGTCGCCTTTTAATTCAGCTGGGTTACTAACACCAAACTTCTTAAGAGCTTTTGCGAAGAAAGCTTGATACGCTTTTTGATCTTCATTGACAGTATCTTCAAATAGATTCGCGAAGATATCTTCGATATCATCTTGGTCCATACCATACATGTCGCTTTTTAGCCATTTAACGATATTAGCTTTATCACCAGTTACGTCAGCAGTTCCTCTACCACGCATTTTAATTTTAAGCTTGAACTTTTTCTCAGCATTCTTAGCATCAGTTGTATCACCACTGTAATCTACATCAATAGTAACTTTTCCTTTGCCAGCTTTCTTAGCTTCGTCTAGTTCATCTTCGTCTTCATCTTCTTTATCGTCATACTCAGAAACAGTATACTTCTTACCAGAGACTACGAATGTTTTATCGCCATTCTTACGAGCAGCATTTAAAGCACCAGTAAATTTATTACCTTCTTTTTCAATGCCTTCTTCTACTTCGTCTTCGTCGTCAGTTTTCTTACCGTTCTTTTTATCAATAGCCTTTTGAAGAGCTGGTGGTAAAGTACCTTCAGCACTAACTTCGCCTTTGTCGTTAGCACCAGTTTTCTTGATCTTATGCTTCTTATCAAAGTCATCTTCTCCAGTTGCTGGGCCATTCTTCTTACTAGGTTTATTAGGCTCTTCTGATTCTTTCATTATGGCATCATGATTCTTAGTTGCCCAAGCTGATGCTTCCTCTTCTGAATCAAACGATTTCATTACCGTACCATCATTCTTTTTGACTACATATGAGTCACCGTCTTTCGTAACGTGATCTTTTGGATCCATTTCGTTAACGGCTTTCTTGTTCTCTAAGACATTCTTGACAGCGTCAGCAACACTTAGAGTTTCTTTATCTTGCAATTTCATAGTTTTCTCCTTTATTGCAGTATTATCATTCCAGTGACAGCGGTTGCGGCTGCAGCCATAACTATCCAGAATATTTTATTGATTATATTAATAGTAGTTCCATTTTCTGAAACTTTCTTTTCTACCAGTTCTAATCGCCTTTGCCCATCAACCAACATTTCCATTTGTTGATGAACGAATTTTTCTAATCCCATGAGCTTTTCTTCAGCTCGTGCGAGTGATATAATAGCATCAGATAGTCGATCGAGTTTATCTTCAATTCTATCTAATCTATCTGTTTGAGTCACTCTTGCCATTATTTAACTAATCCTTTTACAGTCTTTTTATCTAAACCGTAAACATCTACCAACCATTTTTCTAAACCTCTTTTATCTGTACTTGTGACCACTAATTGGCCTTCTCTTTTATCCCAAGTATCGATAAAGACTCCATCGTCTTGCCAGTCATCTTGATTATCTCTCGGATCACCCATATCATAATCTAAAGTAGCTTTAAAGTTTCTTTCATTAATTATATTATAATGTTCTTTAAAGTTTTTCATGCCTTGATATTTTTTAGTTTCTTTATGACTACCAGCCATTGAACCAGCATACTTACCTACAATATTTCCTGATGTCATATAAGATGCTAGGATTTTCTTTTGCTTTGGATTAATCTTCATAGCATTATATAAGGCTTCTTTCTTATCTGTTAATTGACCTCTATAAGGTTTCTTAGCAGCATAAATTCTACTAGCTTTTACATCACCAGCAGCACGTCCTACATATTGAGATTTGATTTGACCATGGTCCATATAATCTTTAAGGATATCTTTTTGAACTTTGTTTAACTTCATTGAAGCACATAGTTCATCAAGGTTCTTACCCCAAGCTTCTTTGATAATAGCTTTCAGATAGCTAACTGATTCGTTATTAACTTTATACAATACATCATTAACTTCTTTGTATTTAGAAAGACCTTTTTGTAATTTTTCAATTGCTCTAACTGCGCCTGAATAATTACCGGCCATCTTATTAGCAATGCCAATTGCTTTTTTTATTAATGCCGGTTTAAATTTTGCTTCTGTTATCGACATTATTTTTTCCCCTCAACTCTCATTTGTTTAAATGTTTTAATAGTTGTACTCTCACCAAGTTTCTTCTTTAAACTTGAAATTTGCTTTAGTAATACCTTAACGTCTTTACCTTTACTCTTTTGATCTGTATAAGCTAGGGATAAAGTTTCTAAATCTTTTAAATCTTTTTTTCTATCTTCATTAACCTGTTCATCAAACATACCAGAATCTTTCATCATTCTAAGAGCATCTTTCTTAGCCATATCAGCATTACTCTTAGAGATTTTTTCTACTGCCTTTTTGATCATAGCTAAACGTTTCTTTTTATCTTTATCAGATAAAGCTTCTTCAACACCTTCTTTCTTATCCTTCGCTACTTCTAGGTAACCTGGCATATTAGCTTGTGGGTCTCCAAGGTTCTTAGCACCTTTTTTCAGTGCTTCACTAGATCCACGGGCTTTAACAACAACCTTTTGTCCCTTCTTTAACTTATTTATAGACTTCAGAACAGTGACTGTCCAGAACTCCTGCTTAGCTTCGTCAATAGCGGTAAATTTTTCTCTTAAGTCTTTTAATTTCATTTTTTTTTCCTATACTTTAGCGGCTAGATCTTTATCAGCTCCGCCCCATGTTCCTTTGCTTTTAGTAGCAAAAGAGTTAACTCTTGCCATACCCCATTGTGTTGGATTAGTCCCTGGTCTATGACTGGTCTTCCAGGCTGCGTATCCCCTATCAAATACTTTCTTTAATATACCATACGGCATACCGGTTTTATCCGCCTTTTTCTGCAATGATACTTTTGTACCATCTTCTTTTAAAGAATCCTTGAAGCTTTTCATTTCTCCAAATTTCTTTTTAAAATTCTTTGTATGTTTACTCTCTGGAGCATCATCTCTAGGCTTATCATGCTTTGCCTTTTCTTTAGAGTCCATAGTATCATAGTCTTTAGCTTCGCCAGGAGTGACTTTCTTATAATCTTTAGTAGTTTTATCTGTGCCAACTTCATTGACATATTCGATTAACTCTACTCCGTCCAACCAAACTCTTTTCTTTTCTTCACCTAGTTGTACTATGACATAGTTAGAAGCACATACTTTAATACTACCAACTTCATTAGTGGCTTTAATGATTACTTCATCACCCTCTTTAAAGAGTTGGCCATTAATATATTCTTCTCTTCTATCAGATACTTTTTCTAATTGAACATGCTTTCTGAAATTCTTTGATTCAGCTAAACCCATTCCAGCTCTTACGGCATTCATAACTTCTTCTGCAGCCTTAAATCCTTTAGGCATACCTTTTGAAAATGCAGCTAAATCGTTTTCTTTTGCTGCAGCTCTTAATTTAGAAGCTGACATTCCAGTAGCACCTTCAGCATCAGGATCTCTTTCACCTGCGCTTTTAACAGTTATGCCACCTTCAAATTGGTAGAACCCATGCCTACCTTTTTCGCCATTATATTTGTTCAGTAACTTTTCAAACTCTAGTACTCTATCACTACCAGCAACCATGGTTACTTTAGTAAACCCTTGCTTATATAGTGCAACAACAATATCCATTGGTTGTCTTATTCCTTTATCTGCCATAATATTTCTGGCATGCTTAGGAAACATCTTTCTCATAAACTTAACTTTATCATTAAAATTAAGAGGATTCTTTTTAGCATCCTGTGACTGAGATGGATATACTCTATATGTTCCACCCATAGATACTTTCTTAACAGCATCCATTAACTTTTCATGTCCTATTGTTGGCGGATTGAACCTGCCAAAAGCAAAGGTGACTTCCGATTTATCTTCCTTAAGATACGACTTAAACGAGTTTATCATAATATATTACTTTTCACCTTTGGGTTCTTTTACTTTCTTCAACTTTAATTTATCTGCTTTTTTAACGGCCGGTAATAGCTTCTTTGCTATTCTCTGTATGGCTGCTTTTTTCTTGTCTAATTTCTTTTCTAATTCACCACGTGCAGCAAAACCTAGGTCAGCTTTGTTTTTGTCTTTTAGGATTTTTTTGATAAGGATATTACGTGCTTGTTTAGTTGCACGAGCTTTTAATTTTTCTGGGGAGGCTAGTTTTTTAGCAGCTTTCTTTCTGCCTAATGCGATCTTCCCTTTATTCTTTCGGAACGTAGCCTTAGCCTTCATTCGCTGAGAAGTAGTCATCGCTTCATTGAACTGTTTAAATGTCTTCATTATCCTCGGTCACCCATATTAGTTAGGATTTTCCCAACCTTTTATTATATCCTTGCTAAAGTTATTGGCAGAGAATTCTAATCTGTCAACAAGTTTAACCGCTCCACCTTCCATACGATCTATAGCAACAAAACCCTCAGGGTTGGTCACTTTAAATCCGGACTTCGTTTTAACAAATGTACCTATTTTGTTAAGACTGTTTAGTTTATTTATAATAATTAATTTGCTATCTACTATAGAATTTTGCAAATCGAACACATTTATTAACTTTTTTTGATTAGACGTACTAAAAAAGGATAATATAGCCTCTCTTTGTTTGTTTTTATTTGCTTTACCTTTTTCAGATGATAGCTTATCAATCTGTTTCATATATCTATCGTTAACCCAATCTATTAATCCCTTTACATGAGTGGTAGTATTAGTGATTCGTTCACCTTTACGAACTTTAGTATTGTTATATGTGTTAAGTAATAGGTTAAGTTCTTTATTAGATTCGATTTCTTTAAGCGTTGAACCAGCTACTGTCTTGAATATCTTGCCAGCAATTGATAAGTGTTTAGTTACTTCTTCAGTTTCCTTTGCAGTCATTGTTGCAGAACCAGAAATATCTGGTAACATAGCATCGACCTGCCAAACCTTAGATGTAGATTTAATTTTAGGTGTAATAGGTTGTCCAAACGTAGCTGACATTGATTCGAATGTTGAACCACTATATGATGTATGCCATACAACTCCGAACTCAGCCTTTGTGATATCCTTGGCCAGTGAAGTCCCTACAGGAACAGCGTAAACAATTGTATTAGGATGAAATGTAATATGCTTAATACCATTGATAGTTTCTGTTTTGATGTCACTCTTATCAAACATAAAATCGCCTTGGATAACATCAGTGATGCCCAAGCCTTTTAAGTTATCGAATGCTATTTTTAATTTCTTAGATAAATCGCCTGATGTGTCAGCGTCAATATCTTCATGAGATTTATATACCTTTGGATTAGCATTAAAGATTCCCTTTTTCGCTACAAAGAATTTGCCATCACTTGGATCCATACCAGCGAATATGGCGGGGGCACCGTCCCACTTGACCGTAACGTCGACTGGCGCCTTCGCGTTACCAGATAACATATCCCTAAGCGCTCGTAATGCTAGGATTGCTTGGCGTGCCCCCTTAACTCCACCGTCCAAAACTAAGTCCTCAATATGTGTCATATGAGTATTCTTAGATGCGGCTTCTGCTATCAGCTGTCTTTTAAAACTTAACATTAATTATCTACCTTAGCGCCAGCGCGCCATTGAAAACAGCTCCAATATTTAGCTTTCCATTTCGGTCCAGGATCTTTATCGCATCCATGTCTTGCACGAAACGAAGCTCTTGCTTTTGGGTCATCACGATTAATTCCCATCTTAGGATCGCCAAATCTGACCACTACTACAGTTCCTTTGTCATTTTTAACATACACTTTGAATTTCTTATTCTTATTTTCTGATGTTCTAATAGGATCATTAAGCTTAACCTTTTTCCCTTGATACTCGGAAGCTTCTATCACAACATCGTGGCATGATTCACAGCAGTACTGCACTAGTGATTTCATTATAAGCTTCTCCATACTTTGCTTATAATCATTTTAAGAGCAGCTTGATAAGCTAAACCGTGGCCAAATATAAAATGAAAGGTATGGTTCTTTTCAATTTCAGATTTAGGACCAAACTTCTTAGTCCAGTTGTCTACGTATTCACCTTTATATCTTAATACTGCGTGTGATGATTTCCATTTAGAAGGACCAACTAAACATATACCAGCTTGATGAGTGATTAACATCCACCACATTTTTATATGACTTTCGCCACACAATCTATATAAGATTGATAATGAGTAGTCCTCGCAGTCACCTACGAATTTACCTTCGGCATTAGCTGAGTAAATAATTTTCCAAGCATCTGCCATACCATATTGATCTTTGTCTTTTCTATATTTCCATTTACTGTTAAATGAACGTACAATTTTATTTCTTTGTTTAATATCCACGTTATCCTCCGAATTCGTGACCAGCTACTCTTTTCATTTGCTTCTTAAATTCAGCAAAGTCTGGTTTTGTTTTATAAAGCTTAATAGTTATTTCAGCTTTTTCTTTACCCTTAATTCTATACTTATAACCTTTTTCTAAATGTTCTGGCTTAGTAGTTTTTATTACACGTCTTTGAAATCCTGCTTCCCAAGATTCGCTACTTCCTTTATCTTCTTGAGCTGACTTCATAGCAGCTTTAGTAGGAGCACCTTTCGCTCCCTTCTTTCTCATCTTCTCACCACGCGCTTTCTTAGCACGGATGTTGGCCCATAATCCTGGGCCTGCTTCTAAGATAAAATTCTTAAATGTTTTCATTATTTTTTAAGATCATATCTAAAAGCTTTACCTTTAGATTGATTCGACTTAGTAATACCATACCCAACGATTTTGCCTAATTGCTGAAGCATTGCTAAAGCTTTTTCTGGACTTTTGTTAGCCTGTTTATCAAACTCTTTTTTAATTGCGTTTAATACAGTATCCATAATATCTCTTTCAGCCATTACTAATGGAGCTTCTTCCAGTTCCGTAGTGCCTAGTTCTCTTGAGGCTTCTTCTAATGTTTTATATTCTGCATATACCATGTTAGTTCCTATTTGTATAATTTTTTAAATTCTGGTGTCATTTGTGCCATAAACGATGGCGCTGATCTGAAGTTTCCTTTGTATCTTAATGTAATATTACATACTGGTATGTCACCAATCATTAAGTCAAAGAATAACATTGCTGCTCCAGCACCAACTTCGAATGCTTGTTTCTTTCCTGGTGTTAATCTTATATCGACTTTGCCTGTACTAAATAGTTCATCTAGTTTAGTTGTTACAGTATCGATGTCTTTGTATTCACCCTTCTCAACTACTACACCTTTTTTTGGTCCATAATCTCCTATGCCAGTAACAAGCGTAAAATCAAAGTTGACTTTCTTTAATTCTTTTAGATCTGCTTTAAATATTAGTTGTACTAATTGATTAGCAATCTGCATTTTATTCGTAATAATGATATCAGACATTGCTTTGAATAAAGACTTAGATCCTTTTAACTCTGAATTAATAAATTTGTTATCAATTCTTTGTACATACATTTTCCAATTGGTTGTGCTAGGTCTTTTCTTTGCCATCATGGTCAACATATCTGCAGATAACCCGCCGTCTTTTTTGGCCTTAGCAATAACTCTTAAGTAAAACATACCAGCTTTTAATTCTAAAGCTTTAATCATTGAATCAAATTTCTTATCTTGGAATAATGTAGCGAATGATTTATTAATTAGAGTTGGGTCAGATGAACTTAATCGTGTTTTCTTCTTAAGAGATACACCAAGGTAGTTCTTACCTTTTTTAATTATGAAATCTGAAGAGTTAAAATCAGCCATTCCATATTTAGATATTTGGAACTGTTTAACATCGTCGTCCCATGCTTGGCCTGTAAGATATACCATATCAGCATTACCGTAACCAGCTTCGTGTATTGATATTGCAGCTGAAACTGCCATACAAAGATTCGGATAATCTTCTTTTAAAGAATCGACTTGGCCTTGTTTATAACCTTTTACTTTCTTTAAACTACCTGATACAATATCGATAAGAATATCCATATCATCTGAGTTAGTAGGTACTTTAAGTTTAGGTAGTAAACATAACGCTGCTGTCATTAGTTCGTTAGGATCATCGCCAGCCGCAGATCGTTTTCCTGTTGGTCTAAGATTAACATAGATATATTTGGTCATATCCACATGTTTAAATGCGTAATCTTTTTCTTCTCTTCCAGGAGCTGTATTTTTTCTTTCTAATTCTGGGCTTTTGTCGATGATTGAGTTTGCTAATGAAGAGAACTTACCACGTTGGTTGTCAATCATTAATTGAGATATGCCAAGCTTGGCACCGCTATTTTTTCCAGACCTTCCATCTAATTCAATCTCGCTATCGATACTTCCTATTTGATCATCAATCTCTGAGATTAGTTTTATCGCAAATTCAGCGTCGTCACCTGCATACTTTAATGCACTAATGTCTTCGTTTAATTTTTTGAATGTAGAAAATTTTAACATAAATAGATTATACCATACTTTTTAGCCAATGTAAAGGCTTTTCTTAGTTTACTGTATATCTATTTATACAATTTTAATTCTCTTCTGGGATGAAGAATGGGTTAGGAACTATTTGTCCATCACTATCATAGCTGATAATCCGTTTGTCATGTAGTATGTCTAAGCAATGCTGAGCGCCTTCACGCCTTCCTATTTTATAAGAAGTCCAGCCTACGCCTATGACACATATAATTCCAATTATAGTTTCAATCATGAGATGCTATCTTTTCAATCTTGATTTGATAACCTTTTTCTCTCATACGAACGGCAAATACCGTAGCAGTTTCTTCTAATTCATATAGATATTCTGATACGATATTGCCTTCCTTTATTGCTGTGACTTTAAAAATCACCGGACGCAACCTGTAATGTCTTTAATCCGTTTGCTCTCCACATGTCTACAACTTGTTGCCTGTCATCTAAGACGAATGCAACTTTGTAGAATGGCTCAACATGTTCTTGAAACATTTCCCATTTAACGATTGAATCTTCTCTAAAGTCTTTGTCTTTCCTGAGGAAGATAGCGTCGAATGTAACACCATGTTCTTTCAACCATGTTCTGCAAATGAATTCAGCTGCAGCAGGTCTTGCTGTAAAGATGATAATAGTATGGTCAGCAGAAAATCTTTGAACGATATCTGCAACCGTTGGGTCTAATCCATCTTCACCAGATCTAGTGTAATCATACGGATCTCTATCGGTGAATCCTTCTCTATGGCACAACGTTCCATCCATGTCAACTAGGATAGCTGATTGCGTTTGCTTTAATTGTGCTTGTGTCATTAGTGACTCCTTAATTGTTCATTTTTGTATACACCTTCAAGGAAGTGATTCTCTTGAAAGTCGGCAATATCTTCATTAACTGAACCGCCAGTTTGAGGGATAATGCCTCTTAACCAAAGTGACTGTAATGCTTGGTCGAACTTAGCATCCATGTTCTCTTTGACTGTCATGAGCTTAAACTCATTTTCATTTAGATATAAGTATACTGGGTAGGTTGTTGCTATGTGCTCGAACCTTGCAGTAAACGTATCACTAAACATATCGTATTGGATTCCGGGAGTATTCATTATACTGATACTCCTTCAACTGTGATAACTTTAGAGTTGCCACTTAAGAGATCCATATCTCTCGTTCCACCTGCTGAGTAACCAGCAAGATAGTGTGGTCCTGTCCAAGATACCGTGTACTTATCAAGGATGTTTCCTCTTGCCTTGTTAAGCGCTGGAGCTCTATATCCAGCTGGTTTTAAGATATCGCCAACTTTAAATTTGTCGTTACCTTTGTTTATGAATCCCCACACTGAACCTTTAGTATCGATTCTAATGTATTTAGAACCTTCCTTCACGGTAAGTGCTTCTTTGAATTCAGCTACGTTTTCTTCTACATCGTATGTATACCCATTGGCAACTTTCGATCTAGTTTGAAACGTCCTATAGTCATCGGCGATGGCTTCTAGTAGTTGATTTATTTCGTTTTTCATATTAACTCCTTTATTATCTAATATAGGTATATTATACCATAGTTTACTAGTAATGTACACCCTTTTTTACGTTTATTTTCGTTTATTTAGATAAGGGAGTGAATATAGTGTCAATTACCTTGCCACAGGCTTTGGCTATTTCTATGTGTTCTTCTTGAGTACCATGAGATCCTCTTAGTTCTATGTAATGAATCCAGCTTCTTAGCGTTCCATTAACATACATACGTGACATAGTTAAACCCTCAGGCAATACTGCACGGGCTTGTTCTTTTGCTATGCCAGCTTCGATAGCCCAATCATATGCTTTCTTACATCTTTCGATTATTGTTTCTTGATATGATTCCCAGATGTAGTTAATAGTATCGTCTTCTGGTAATTCAATAGAATTCTGACGGTTACTAGGATCTTGCATCCTTGCTGCTCTCGTAGTGAACTTTAAGTCTTTTGTTGGGTCGGCGTATCGTTGACTAAACTCTTGAAAAGAGAATGAACGATGCCGAAGTATTTGTCTAGCAATGTCTCTAGGGCAATTAATCTCCATACAAACAGATACCATTTCTAATGGTGACCAATGTTTGTGCTTCATTAAATACTTAACTAGACCTTCTGCTGTTTTTTCATTATTCTGATTGTCTGGGTTTGATACCCTAGCGCAATAGGCAACCAACTGTAGAACATCGTTTGGTATATCGAAGTCTACAGCTGGTTGTGAATATGATATGAGTTTCACATCCATCATTATATATTAGTCCTTTTCTTAAAAATTATAATGTAAACCGAGAGATACAGAATCACTAAACTGATTTTCGAAAGCCATGTCAAGCATTACCATCATGCTAAGTTCGAATTCATCGTTTAGATCATATGATACGGTCATTGTCGAGAAATCATTTTCTTCGTCATGGTAACCATAACCAAGAGCTACATCTACTACTGGAACAAAGTCCGATATGTCATAGCTGATATGCGCGTAATCATCTTCATTTTCGGTGTCTAGAAAATACATGACGTTTAAGTTTTTGTAATTTACTTTAACAAATCCTTCTTCTTTCACGCCTCTTCCACCACCGTCATAACGTATTTGATTAATACCCGCTTTGACGCTTAAGTTATCACTAACGCTAAAGCCATATCCTAAATATAGATTCCTTTCCCAAGATGCATCGTCTCCGAAGTCAACTTGTCCAGTCCATGCACCTGCAAAGAAACCGTTGGATTCTACTTCAAGATTGGCGTTAAAGCTAGATTGGCCATTGGATTGAGTTGCCCCTCTCCACATGTAATCACTACTATATCCTACACTACCACTTACGTCTGCAAATGAAAATGATGGAATTAATAATGTTGCCATTCCTAATGATTTTAAATAACTCATTACGCTTCCTCTCTGACTAAAGTATAGATACCGTAACCTATTCCTACCCATGCGAGTAGTTTAGCTACACCACCAAAAAGCAACACACTACCGCATATCACAATAAGCAATACTCCGTCATGTGAAGTTCTTTCAGGCAATCTATTTTTTACCCAGTTTTTTATTGAATTTAACATATATATTTTCTCCATTTATGTTTTGAATTCCGCGAACGTGTCTTTGTTTTCTCTATCGCCCCACGTTGCGATTGGTTTGTCGGGAGCCATATCTGACATAATATCAGTTTGAGCCGACTCTTCTACATCGTAAAGTTTCATTCTTGCTCGATCAATACCTACTACAAATCTTTTGTATTTGGTTGGATCGTTATAACGATTCTTCAATTGTTTTACCAGCATTTGGCCTAATTCTTCTAGTTCCTCAGTTGATATGAGAGCAAACATAAGATCAGCCGTTGCGGGTAAACCGAACGATTCCGAAGTATCTTCCAGTCCGACATCAGTATTACCATAACCACCACGCGTTGTTTGAGTTGCGCTCATGATTGGAAGATTAAATTCCACCGCTAAACCTCTTAGCTCTTCTGCTATAGATTTAATGTAGGAATAAGTATTTATAGATCCACCAAGGCCTTTCACCCTAGAAGATGCACAAATATTCAAATAATCTAGATATATGATATCCGGTTTGAAATTCTTTTTAAGTTTTAATTCATTAAGTAATGCCCTAAAGTGTCCAGTATGAGCTGCACCTGTAGGATATTCCTTTATGATAAGTTTACCTATTGAGCCTTTACCAATCTTTTCTATCTTAGAATCAAATACATTCTTAGGAAGAGTCTCTAATTGTTGGATTGGTAAATCCATAAGGTTAGCATCAATACGTTCAGCAATTCTTTCTTCAGCCATTTCCATAGTAATGTACAATACATTCTTTCCTAGCTCAAGATTAGCTGCTGCACAATGACACATGAAGAGTGACTTACCTACGCCTGTGCCGGCCATTGCAATATTCAAGGTCTTATTCGGTAAGCCACCCTTTGTAATTTTATTCATGTAATCTAAATCAAACGGTATACGTTCTTCTTTCGTATTATAAAAATGGAAACGATCATCCGAGTTATCGATATAATCATGGCCAATATTAGGATCGAAAGAAACACCCAATGCATTAGAAAGAATTTCAGGGATTGCACCATCATCTTTCTCTGGATCTTTGCCATCAATGATTTTAATAGATTCCATTATAGCATTATATACTGCTCTATCTTTACACCACTTTTCAGATTCTGCTATAATATAATCTATATCAAGATCAGATCTTACTTTCATTTCATCAATCAATTCTTGAGTTCTTGTTAGAACATCATCAGGAGCTTGAACTTTCTTAAGCTCTAACTCTAGAATTTTGCCTGATGGTATTTTGTTATGTTTAGTAACAAATTGAACCACAAGATCGAATGCGACCCTGTGTTCATGTTCAAAATATTCTTTCTTTAGGAAAGGTATTACTCTACGGCAATACTCCTCATCATTTATCAGATGATTGAGTATGTGTGTTTGTATTTGATTTGTTATTTCCAATCTTTGCTCCATTATCTAGTGAATCTGTAATGATATGTTGTAATATACCACCCAGATAATTTTTAAATTTAATATCATTTATTAAATCATCCTCTTCGAATTGTTTAGAATCTACAACTTGATAGGTAAATCCTAACGTGGCTGTTCCAAGTTCAGGTGATTCATTTATATTCACCTTGCCATATATGTATTGGATTCCTTTCCACTTCGAATGAGTAAGAAGTTCTATACCATAAAAGTCTTCGACTTCTGATTCTATATATTTAAAGTCATTATTATCGACAACACTATTCGGCATCTTCAGAATCCAATGATAAGTCAGTTGCAACTTCTAGTAAAGGCTTATGACCTATTTGGTAATGACCTTTGAGGAACTTCTTAAAGTCGGTACCTTCAAAGATTGGGTCCCAGAATTCTTTTTCAAGAGTACCTTTTTGTCTTACTTTAGGATCGAGTAACTCTCCAGTTTCTTTATCAACTCTACAATACCAACCGACGGAAGGCTTAGCAACATAGTTACCAATAAGAGCGACATCTAGCAAACCAGAATAAGTTTCAATTCCACCTTCCCATGTAACTGAGATAGGTATCTTTGATTTCTCTCTAACAAACCTAGATTTCTCTACGTTAATTACAAAATGATAACCTTTGATTTCAGTTCCAACTTTCTCTTGCCTTCTACCAATAATCCAAATATTATCTGCTGAGTAATATATACCTGTGCCACCTGAAACTACTGCTTTAGGAAACAGACCAATTTCTTGGTAGGTATGGTTAACTGCTAAAAGAGGAACGTTTTTCATTGTTAGATATGGTGTTACCATTCTAAATAATCCTTTTAAAGCTTTTGCTCTTGACATATCAGCTACACCTTTTTCATTCAGTGCATCTTCTAATTCTTTCTTAGAAGCTAAGTTACCAATTGAATCAATAACAATACATACTTTATCACCACGATCGATATTATCCAATTGACCTACAAGATCAAATTTCAATTGCTCGACATCTGTAATAGGAGTATGTAATACTCTACTAGTATCGATACCGAATGATTCGAAGTATGATTGCGGTGAACCAAATTCTGAATCATAGAATAACAATACTGCATCCTCATGTTCTTTTAAATAAGCACTTGCCATAAGTAATGCAAATGATGTTTTAAAATGTTTGGAAGGACCAGCTAATACTGTCAATCCACTTGTCATTCCACCATCAACATCTCCTGATAGCGCAACGTTAATCATTGGCACCTCAGTTTTAACTGTATCTTGCTTTTGAAAGAATATACTCTCTTGCAATATAGCTGTTGTTTTAATTTTGGAATTCTTTTTAAGTTTATCCATTATACCCATAATATTATCTCCACCTGTTCGGTCTTAATTTTGCTGCTCTTTCTTGCTTGCGAGTACGAGCAATTGCTTCAGCCTTTTTTCTCTTTCTTTTAGCAGTTGGCTTTTCATAGAATTCTTTCCTACGAACCTCCTGCACGATTCCAGCTCTCTCACAAGCTTTCTTAAATTTGCGTAAACCAACATCAAAGGGCATTTCCTTCTGAGGTCTTTTATCCTTAGGATTTGGTTTACGCGGTCTTAGATCTACACTAGGCAACGAACTGCTCTCCTGCAACCCAATCACATCCGGTTAAACCGCCTGCTTTAAGTGCCTCGAGAGTTTGTAATAGTACATCTACGTTCCTTCCAGTATCCATTGCATTCATTGATGAATGTTGGATTATACCTTCAGGGTCGATAATGAACGTTGCTCTATTTGCTACAAGATCAATCATATTAATGATATCACATCTTCCTGCTAATGACAAACCGGGATCGGCTGCCAGTGTATGTGTAATGTCTTTTATAAGCGGATTGGATTTTTTCCAAGCTTGCTTACAATATTCATTATCACCAGATACTCCCATTACAATAGCCTCTTCGCATAGTTTATCCATACCTGAAATTTCAGTTGGACAAATGAACGTAAAGTCTTTTGGGTAGAAGTAAATGACTGCCCAAGAACCAGAAAGATCTTCTGATTTAACTTGAACAATTTGATTTTCCGAGTTTACGCCGTTAAGCATAAATCCTGGAAATTTTTCGTTTGTATTTAACATATTTTTTTCCTCAATATTAGTATATTATACCATAAAACTGTCGAGTTGTACACTGTTTTTTTGATATTTTATGGCTTTTTTTCGATTATCTTGAATAAGAAAATCTGTGTCTACTAAATCAATCTGTCCATTTAAATATTTATAGATCTGTTTAGCTGCAAACTCTGCAGTTGTAACCGGAACGTTTTGACATATATGGTTTAGTGTTCTTTTAGGGTCAAGCAATTCAAAATCACTTGGCATTCTCATAATGTATAAGGCTTCCCTTACAGTCAAGAATCTGTCTTCATCTGGATGAGTTAACATAGTTGGTAGATGACCAACAAATGCACCAATTTTATCACATGGTACTTCAATATTCTTTCTCATAATATTGCCACCTGATTTTAATTTGTGATACATTGTCAAGCATCTCTTAGATTCTTTTTCAAATCCATGCTCTTCCATCCAAACTGAAACTTCTTTATAATTCGTATGTTCTTCTATATAGTCCATAACGTTACATGATTTAGTAAGCTTGGAACTGAATTCTTTATGAGTAATACCACCTTCGATTGCTTCTAATACATATCGATAAAATGGATTTTCTGAGGGTGTTTTTTCATTAGTTAAAGCTGACATTGGATCACTACTATCTAAGGATATTGATCTAATATCTTCTGCTATGTTTCCTGGTGCTTCATGAATATAATCAAAGAGAGGAACTTTACTATCTTTCCAAAAGAAATAGAATGATCGATCTCTAGTTTGGCTTAGCCCATGGAGTATTGACTTAGTTTGTAGCAATGAAAATGTATATCCATGTCTATAAGCAATCCTTCTTAATTTTTCTACTACGGGCTCACCCATTTTAGATGCTAGCCTCGGTGCATTCTCTCCCCAGAATACTTTAGGTTTAACTGTACTTAGTACGTATTCTGCAGAAGTGACCATCCAGTCATTAGCTTCATTAGTAGAACTAGATGCAACCGATAGAGAACTTAATCCTGCGCAAGGACATACTGTATTTACTACATCAACGTTATGAGTTGGTTTAGGTCCTTCTGATAGATTATAATATGGTACTTCATTATTATAATAATTAATAAGATGCTTTTCATTATCTTGAAACCCATCGTATGTCATCATATATTCTGGTCTTTTACCAAATACGTTTTGCATGGCTATTGTTGACCCGCCAATTAAGGGTACTATTGATGCGTAATTCATTTTAAAAATTTCCTTGCTACTGCTAATGCTCCGCCAACTGCCATGTGCATATCGATATAAACATATTGACCGCACCTTCCGATAAATTTCATTTTAGATTCGTCTACCATATCTTTGTATTTCTTATACGTATCTCTATTAGTTCCTTCTACGTCTTGAACTGGATAGTATCTTTCCATATTATTATCCTTATAATCACATGGCTCTTCGTAAGTAAGCACTGTTTTATAGTCGTTTACTCCGTGATTTGCTATATTCTTCCATTCGGTTACTCTTGTAAATGGACCATCATGTGTAAAATTAACTGTTCCTGTTGGTAAAACTTTAGTTTGATTTAGTGTTACGTTATGAAACTTGATAGATCTATATGGCAATTCACCATGGCAATTATCAAAGTACTCATCTATAGGCATCGAGTTAAAGATATAATCATAATCCTCTTCCATTAATTTATTGAAAGCTACTGAAGTACATACGTTAATATTAGTATGACTAAAGATATTCTCAAACAACTTAGTATAACCTTCTTTCGGCATTTGCTGATACTTGTCATTAGGAAAATACAACTCATTATCATCATCTCGTATTGGAACTCTGTTTATTATTGCAGGATTTAATTCATCTAATGTTTTACCCCACATCTTATAAGTGTAAGGTCTAAAGAAAATATCTAGTACATTCTCTTCACCCACTATTTCTTTTGTTTCTTTATTAACTGGTAGAGTAACATAACGTCCATCATCCAATTGAGCTTTAACTTTATGCTGATACTGAGTCCATTCAGTAAATCTAGATAGCCACTTCACTACATCAACGTTGTTTGTATGAAAGAGATGTGGACCATATTTATGAATTCGTATTCCATTTTCATCAGTGTAGTCATAAGCATTACCACCAATGTGATCTCTTTGATCTATTACATCTATCGTGTGTCCTTGTTCTGCGCATTCCCTTGCTATAACTGCACCAGCAAATCCAGCGCCAACTACTAATATCTTCACAGAATAACACCTAGTTCTTTCTGTTGCTTTCTTTTATCCAATGGATGCCTACTATATAGCGCATCTTTTTGGCGTTCTGCTACAGAAGTTAGTTCTTCTATATTCATTTCTTCTAGGTTTTGAGCAGTTAAGCCTGCAAGGTATTCGTCTCCATATAGCAAATACATTTCGTCGTATTCACCAATTAGAATAGAACCACCATCAGCTACTTGATAAGGTCTAGCTCTCCACCAACCTGAACCTGCATGAGGGTAACCTGGCATTAAACTTCCCCATTGTTCTGCATATACTTTACACATATCACTTTCGAGTAATCGTCTTTGTTTTTCTTTTCTAGATCCAAAGAATTCGATATCCCACTCACTAACGTTTTGCTGCTTTAACCAACGTTTTGTTTTACCTTGTACAAGTGAAGCGAAGTTAAAGACCATAGCTTTCTCATCGGGTCCAATAGTATCTTCTTCTATACTTGGCATCAGAGATTGCTCCATGAATTCCATATCTTCTATTTCGATATCGCCTCTATTTCCAGGAGTTCGATTCCTATGATATGGATTAGGATCATATCCTACTAATAAATCTTCAGGATAATTAATGAGCTTAGACATGTCACCACCCATAAACACTGATAACAACATTGGCCTTCTTTTCTCTCCAATGAATTTAACAGCATCTAACAAAGTTTCAGCATGTGGTTCTAATAGTTCATATGACATATCAGGGTCACACATCTTGTTTTGTCCGATGGTAAATTCTTTTAAGAGTGATTCCTTATCTGTACATGATTGAATACCTTTAAAGATATCTTCTGTCTGCCAATCATCCATTGCAAGAATAAGGTTATGCTTTGCGGTAGCGTGAATAGCCCATAGTCCATTATAGAACGCTAATTGTAAAGCTTGTCTAGGTGATGCTAGGAAACAGATTACTTTGTCATAATCTCCTAGATCTTCTCCGATCTTTACTAATCTTTGCTCTACCTCGTGTCCCATATCTTCTAAACATCGAATCAATGAATAGTGTGATGGTACTACCTTTAGCTGTTGTCTTAAATAGAAATCTTTTGTTGTTTGATTTTTATTCATTCCGGTTATTAATATTTTCATTATGTTATCCTCACTATATCTTCTAATGTTTTTTCTGGTGTTATAAATTTTGACTTAAATGGAACTGCAGAATACTCGTTATCTCCAGGTCTACGAGGTCCGTATTTGAGCTCGAACAATGGACCGTTTACTTTTAGAAACGTTTCCATGTATTGTTTAACTGTGTATGATTGTCCTGATCCTAATGGTTCGTAATCAGCCCAGCTTCCAGGCTTATCGATTGCACGGATAATTGCATTACATATATCATCGACGTGTACGTAATCTCTTACACATGTTCCATCGCTTGTATTATAATCATCTCCCCAAATAGTAAACTCACCAGATTTAATTGCGTTTTGCGTAGCGGCATATAATCCTTCAGGGTTATTTGGTTTTCCACCCCCGACATTAAAGAATCTAAATACTGTATAGTCATCACATAGACTTCTTACTATATCTTCTGCAACTACTTTTGATTTTGCATAGGGAGACGTTGGATCAAAAGCTGCACCTGTTGAAGCAAAAATAAATTTAGCTCCTGGAAATGCTTCGATAACGTTTCGAGTACCATTGATATTAGTATTATAGTATTCCCATGGCTTTTCAACGCTTTCACCAACTTTAACTAAAGCTGCTAAATGGACTACACAATCGTATTGTATCCAACACCATGGCAATCCACCATGATAAGGTGTAGTAGTGATATTCCAAGATACCTTTGGACCTTTAATATTAACTTCACGATTGTAATAATCTTGCTGCCTAATAAGATCTATTTCTAAGATATCGTGACCGCTACCTTTTAATTTTTCTATTAAGCGTTTGCCTATGTAACCGTTACTTCCTGTTATTGCTATTCTCATGTAACCTTTCTCTCAATGTTGAAGTACTAAAACTGTGCTTCCTACTATTATATATGATTTTAATTTTCTGTTGGATACAGAGCTCTTTACCAGTGAATTCTTTTCCCTTGTAATCTTCGCCAACTACTCTGACACTTATAGGTAATGTTAATAGTAAATCCATAATATCATTTTCTGTTTGGTATGTTACTATCTCATCTACGTATTTAAGTCCAGCTAATTGTATTTGTCTTTCTACAATAGATTGGATTGGCTTATTTTTTTCTGGTCGGTCTATGCTTGGATCTGTCTGTAATCCTACTATTAAATAGTCACAGTGTCTTTTTGCTTCTTCGAGCATTGTGACATGACCAGCATGCAATAAATCGAAACATGAGAATGTTATTCCTATCTTTCCGACGTTCTTATAATCTAATCTCATGAGGATATATACGTTATTAAGTTTCTTATTAGTAGTATAAATCCTACCGAGTTTAATAGAATCAATGCTCTATCTTTCCAAAGCAGTGCAACTACTGTCCATAGACCTACACCCGTAGCTGACAGGAGTAAATCATATAGTTGCCAACCATCAATACCTCGTATTGACATTGCAGCTAATACGAATACCGATGCCACCCATTTTACATACCAATCAAGTGTGTATTTTGGAGTAGCAGATTTAAATATTCTTTTGCTGTGTTCTATTTCTTTTACATCAAATTTTTTCATAATTTTATATCGTGTATCTCTACTTTTACGCCTGCATCAACGAAAAATTTAGTAGTTAATCTAAAAGAGTCATCCCATTTTTGCGGAATCTCTTGCGTGGTTAGTGGTATTACAACGGTCTTTATTCCAACTTGGATAATAGCTTTAGCGCATTCATGACAAACTGGTAATCCCCAAACAAACAATGTAGCTTCATTTAGAGATACTCCATTCCATGAAGCGTTGTATATACAATTCATTTCAGCATGGACTATACGTGCATACTTATGTTCTTTATTTTCATAGTTAGTATCGTCAAATCCTCGAGGATATCCGTTATAACCTTGAGCTAATATTTGACCTTTATTTCCTACTGCAACAGCTCCAACTTGAGTACTTGGATCTTTACTCCATGTAGCTACAAGCTTGGCTAGTTCTAAATATCTTGGATACCATTTATTATTATTCATTTTACTAAATCGAAATGCCTCTCGTATACATGTAAGTTCTGTACTTGCCAATGGATGTCACCAGATTGAACATATAGATCATATGATAATTTGTCTAGAACATATTTTTGCCAAGCGTAATCATTTCTATAACCAAAGATAACATCATTAGATCTCATTTGAACTACACTGTGTAGCTTCTCGTCTCTAATATAATATGTTACTGCATTGGTACATATGAAATCGTTTTTAAACTGATCATTGTATTCTAGCCAAATGCTAGGACGTGTATAAATCATAGCAGCTCTACGGCTATCAGGATTTTGATCTAGTTCTTCTACTACTTGAGCATATTGATTATAATATTTTTCAGAGTATATTAGATGACCATAGTTGGAATTAATTTCACCATGAACATTTGCTGTTTCTTGCCAAGCCTTTGGTGGTTCTTTATCTCCTTCAGGATAGATATCAGTGATATTAGTTGATTCGCTTTCGTACCATTCTAATTCAGCATCTATATATTCTTGATTAGGTTTACCAAATATAGCTGGTTCATCTGCTATAAATGAAGCACCAATCATTTCAATTGTTTTACTACCATTTCTATCAGTAGTAAATCGTTCCATTGCTAATTGCGTTTTAAAGTATTGTCTTACTGCAGGTATTTCCATCATGTTCTTTCCCACTCGTCAGTTTCGTGACTTGGTCTTGCTAAAGGTCTAGCTTGTCTATTAAAGCAATCACGGTTAGGATCTTGACCTTCCATTTTGCCACGCATAAATGATACTGCAAAGGATGCGTAATTAATCATATCCTTGTAGGTATCTTCTAGGGACTCAAAATTTGGGTCACCATGTTGGCCTGCTTCGAGCAGCGATTGTGCTCGTAACATTTTACCGTTTATAATATCGTGTATACTATCTACACCTCTGCGATAATGCATTGCTTGAGTAACGTTAGATTCCTGATTCTGGTAATCATCAGATTTTCTAGCTTGTAATTCAGCACACTCTTGTAAAACTTTTAAACTTTCTTTCATATCAATTCCTTAAATAATATATCTATTATATCATAGTATACAGCAAATGTACACTCTTTTTTTAATTTTGTTTGACCCATGATTGATAGAACTTACTACCAACTGTAGTGTTCCAATGGTATCTACCAACGTACTTATACTCTGGGTTATATACGCCTTGTGTCTTTGATGGACTATGCCATACTTCTAGAATTGTTGGCCAGCCGGTCCAAGCTAGCTTTACAAGTTCTCCCCATTTAATAAGGTTACTTTCTAGATAATTCATATCACCTATAACTTTGACTTCAACAGACTCTCCAAGAGGATTACGTACATCTCTGCATTTTCCGTCGTCGTCTGAATAACCGCAGTGAGTCATTAAGAATTGCTCTGCAGCTTGGCCTCTTTTAGTTTGCCATACTAAATGGTCATACGTTCTTTTAATCCACATACCATTTGTAAATTGCTTTGACTCTTTAAAGCTTTTATTGGTTCTAGTTAAATTGGCTTCTTCTATAGAACGGCTATGCCAAGCATCGTAGTCGATTTCTGTTAAGTTAAAATTTCTCATTTGTAGAATATGTGGTTATTAATAGTTATAGTTTGTGTAAGGTAATCATTCCAATACGGATCTACTTGATCGTTGTGATACCATAAAGCCCCTTCAGTCAAATCAATGGCTTGTTCGTATATGACCATATCAGCTACTCGTAGAGAATCCATCCATGTGACTGAATCGGTTGGCTCATCAGATTTGCCATCACAGAACCAACTGAACTGACACATGTTTCTGATTGGATATTCATTACCTTTCCAGTTTGTTCCTATCTTAGCTTGGTATACAACATCACAGATTGAATCGGGAAACTGATTATCAGCAGCTCTATTCAATACTACTTGTGCTACTGCGAGTCTTCCTGCTAAAGGTTGATTGGCTGCTTCGAAGTATATATTCTGAGCTAAACAATATCTGTCGCCATTTTCATCTGATGCATTTGCTATTGGAGCAAACATTAAAAACAATACCAATACTGGCCATGCTAAGACGCAAACCCAAATTAAAATCTTCATAGTTATTTCTTCAAATTTATCAAACATCACAATATTTTCCTATATGTTTTTACTGAATACGAACTCAATTGCTCTTTCAGCTTCTTTAGTGATTGGTCTTTTGACATACCAATTACCGGTTTCACTATCCAGATCTCTTATGAGATATTCTACTTCTTTCGAAGTTATTGGATAACCTTTACTAATTGCATTACCTGCAATCGATACCATAAGTTGATACATTGAATAGTACCAACCATCTGACTGAGCTTTATACTCATCTACTTTTCTTTGATTAACGAATGGACAATCTTTATATCCTGTCCATGTATAACTAGTATTGTTTAAACTTTTCTTAGTGTGTTCAATGATTCCTTTACGAATAGCTTCAGGCCATTTTGACATAGGATCGTTTGAAACAAACTTATGCTTAGCCATTATTTTATCCGGATCCATCATGAGGCCTTCATTAAACTTGTTTATAAAGTTGTTAGCGCCATCATATGTTGCTGGTATATAATACATACGAGATAAATCTTTAGTTTGTATATCACCAATCTCTCCCATTTCTTTGTTTAAGGCATACCAGAAATGCTTGATCTCTGTATTGTCAACCCAACGTGATAGTGGAAACACTAATCTAAACTTTGGTAACTCTTTCGTAGAAGATGCAGTACTATATTGAATATGGCTGTAGGCCTTCCATGGCTCACCTTCAACTGCAGTATCGACATCAACTGCGCACCAACCAGCCCACGAAATAACTGAAGCATTCGATCTTGTCGAATCTTTAGTATAGATTGCGGGACTTATGAGCGGAGCATCCTTCTTAGTAGGATACTTTGTACTTTTTGCAAGCTTGAATAACACGGCAGCAAACTCATCAAAAGAATCATAATCCATTCTCTTTAACGTTTTGTTATCGTATATGTTATCGAATATTGTTAAACTTACCATGGTTTCCATTGTGTGACGGTGCTTCCCAGCCTTCTGGCTTAATTAAATCTGGCACTCCCAAAGGGTTAGGCCTTGAGGGTTTTTTACCAACTTCTTTATTCATATTAGCTTCGAGTACTGCATCCCATGCTTTATAAGGATCTACTCCAAAAGCATCAAGAGTACCAATTGCTACTACACATAAGTCGATAAGACCATCAACGATTTCTTCAGGATCGTTTTCAGTAGTAGCTTTTTTAGTTTCCATCAATTCTTCTTTAAGAAAATCAACTCTAAATTCTAAGAATTCTTTGAGTTTATCTGGATTAGTTTCAACCCATTGTCGCGTAAGATATTTAGCTTGCATAACGTGAATATCTTTTACCCAATCCTTACTCATTATGTAATAATCCCAGAAGGTGCAGAAGCAGATAAGTCGATAGGACTTGTTGCGCCAGCATGTTGTTTAACTAGATCTTCTACTGGGTCAACCATAAACATAACGAATTTCAAATCAACTTCAAATCCTTCCCTGGCTTTTGTATAAGGCATAAATGGCATAAAGCCTAGTTTACCTTCTCCAGCTGGAATAAGAACGATTGCATCCTTAAGTATAATTGTATCAGTATCGATACCGTTTAGATCAACGTTTGCGATGAGTTCTTCACCTGATGTTAATCTGACTAATTTTATATTTTTCATATTTTCTCCATATATGGTATATTATAACACAGTTTTAAGTGTATGTACACTACTTTATTCAAAAAAATCATTTAAAGTAGCTATCTCCTTGGATGACCAACCAATTGCATTGAGCACTGGTTCGATAGCATCTAAGAAAGTCTTTTGGAATTGCATGTCATAATCAACGTACTTATGCAATCCGAATTCTTCTGGTAAGTATTCAGGAAATGATATAACATTTTCATGAAGACTATTTGGTGTACGAAGATATACGAACTTAATCTTTTCTCCGTTGCCAATTGGTTGATGTTTCTTTTGTAGAGATAAGTCAAGCAATAGCTTATTATATAGTAACCCACCTCTTGCATGAATTGGTGTGCCCTTCTTATAGATCGTTTGTAGATCTTTAAAGGCTGCAATTTTAGTAATGCCACGTGGGAATGCAATTTCGTGTGGTGCTAGTGATTTGAAATATGTTTTAAATTGATCGATCGATGCTTGGACTTGAGCTTCACTGCCTGATACTATTTCTTTGAAGATAGCTTTAAGAGCATCTCGACATGGCATAGGAGTAGAAGATTTAATAGCTTCGATTCCCATGATCTTAAGTTTAGGTTCAGCGTAACGTACACCTTCATTGTCTTGTACATTTAGAATGTAACGTTTCTTAGCAGTCCATATTCCTACATCAGCAATTACTTCACGATCCATAACCATTTTGTTTTCGATACCACCTAAGGTAGCATATAGATTTTCATATGACTTAGCAAGCATTGGTACGATCTTGTCTTGGCAAACTGAATCTAAGAAATCAGTAACGTTTGTTGGATTAAACTTTTTAACTAATTCGTCTAAGCTAACATACACACTGTCGGTGTCAATTGCAATAACGTAATCCTTGGGACTATTTCCATTTGGCGAGTTAAGCAGTTTATTGATATAACCATTGACTGCTTGTTCAGCCCATCGAATTGTAAGCTGTCCTGTAAGAGTGATTCCTTCTGCAATTCGTTGGTCGAAGAATCTGAAGTACTTATTACCGAGAGCACCATAAAGAGAATTAAGGAGAATTTTAATCGACATTTGCTGGTTTTCGTTAATCGCAATATCTCTTTCGATTCTGTATAATTCTTGTTTATCATTTTTGTTTACCTTCTGTAATTCTTTTTGTGCTTTAAGCATGCTTTGCTTTATGATTGTACGTTCTTCGTATAAGTCGTTTATTATTTTAGGTAACACACCTTTGTTACTTGTATTAAAATGCTGGCCACCAACTGAGATACATTCATTAGGTTCAATCATTGGCCTAGAGCCAGATAAGACATTGTCTACCGTAACGTGTGATGATACTTTACCACTGATAATAGTTTCTGGAGACATATTATATTGCATAATAAGTGATGGATAAAGAGAGTTTAAATCAAAAGAAACTACATTACGATGTAATCCAACTTGAGGTTCTTTAACATAGCCACCAGGATATGGTGTTTTAAACTTTTCTTCAGCGAATGGTATAGCAATTTTATTTGCGTATAGATCTCTATAGATGATTGTATCCCATATAGCAGTTGTGCCAAATGTATCACCGTAGTTAACGCCACCCTTATAACCCATAGTCATAGCAAGAGTAATAAGACCTGTCTTGTCTTCTATACGATCAACTAGCTCAACGTCTTTGATATTATAATCAATAAACTTTTGATAATCAAATTTGTATAAACTAAATAGATCTCCATGTTCTTCATACGATAGTTTCTTTTCGCCTAGGACAACATTAGCAATGTGATCGAGACGATATGTTTCTTGTGGACCATAAGAGTAACCAAACTTTTTAAATAGTTCAAGGTAATCAAGATGTTCGATGCCACCAATTTCGTATGTTTGCTGTTTACGTTGCATGACATTAATTATTCTTTCGTCAACCATTCCCCATGGAGATAACTTACGTTGTTCTCCTGGAAGTAAACGATTAATTCTATTTACAAGATAAGGTATATCGAAGAATCTACTATTCCAACCAGTTATAACATCAGGTGTATGAGATGGTGTAGACCAATGGGATAAGAACATTTGAAGTAGGTGTACTTCGTTTAAGCACTTGGTATATACAACTCTATGAGTTTTCATTAAAGAATTCTCAACGTCATAATCACCAACGCCAAATACGTAGTAAGTATTGTCTATATTGTTCTTAACACAAATTGCAGTTACTTCCTTTGCCGCATCTATTGGCTCTGGAAATCCATCATCAGAAGCAACCTCAATATCGATAGTAGTTACGTTAATAAGATTACGATCGAATTTGATTGTGCCTGGAAAGTATTCGTTAATGAATGTTGATATGTATCGAGTGTTGCCAAAGATCTTACGACCTGCAACCTCTTTGTTTTCGCCGACCCAGTTTTTCGCATCACGCATGGTGTCGAATTTAAGGGGTGCGCATTTAACTCCGTCGAGAGATGACCAATCACCTTTTGGTGAAGAGACAAATAACGTAGGAGCGTATTTGATTTTGTGACTAACTTTCTTACCGTTTTCATATCCACGATAGAGGATCATATTGCCGTAGCGAGTAACGCTGGTGTAAAAATTCATATAGCTTTTTCCATAATGTAGATATATATTATAACACAGTTTACGCTAAATGTACACTGTTATTTAATAATAAGTTGGGGGGACGTGAATCCCCCCGATATGATGTAAAGGCTGGACCTAGATACTCCATGAAGTGGCTGCCAACCACATTAGCAACGGCGCTGCACCTAAGCAGAACGTACCAATGAGGAAAACTTCCATCATTTCATATAAGGCCTTAGCGATATCATGATTTTTGTCAGTAATTAACATATTAATTAATCTTGTCATTATCATTTATCTCCAGTAAAAGGTTAAAAAACAATCTACTGAGTGTTCGCTAATTGAGAGTCTATTCTTGAATAAACTCTTTCTTTTTTGATGCCCCAGCAGACCCTATATCGATCTTCCTAGGACGCCTCTCTTCTGGAACTTCTACTCTGGCATTCACCACAAGTATTCCATTCACAAGATTGGCACCGTCTATAACAACAAATTCAGAGAGTCGGAAGCTCTTCTCAAATTTGCGGGATGAAATTCCCTTATGTGCGTATTCTCGTGGCTCATCAGGCTGATCGCCTTTTACTATCAGAATACCATCTTTTACCTCAACGGAAATGTTCTCTTCCGAGAATCCCGCAACTGCAAGTTCAATAATGAAATGTTCATCATCGACCTTTACAACGTTATGAGGTGGATAGTTGTCTTGAGATCTTCCAGCTGAGTGGATTCTTTCAAGCTCGTTAAGTATTGGGTCAAACCCAATGAATAGAGAACGCGGCACGTTCATAGTATTTCTTACCATTTTAGTTCCTCCTATTAAATAGCAAGGTTAAGTGTAGACCGGTCCTATACCGCATCTATCAGTTATATTTATAGTAGCTGTCAGGCCCTTTTAAATAATTTGTGTGATTTGTCCAAGTATTACGCCAACATAAAAGATCATCATATATTTTCCTACGATGATCTGTTGTTTAACTTTGCTTTTTCCTGGAATCAAACCTAATTGTTTTAATTCTTCTGTCATATGTTCTTAAGTATCTTTATTAGAATTACCAATATTGTACTTAGGACATAGTTCCCATTCGCTTTTATCTTTAAAAGGAATAATCTTAATTTGTCTTAATGGCGCTACGTCCTTAGCTTGATCAGGAGTAATAATACTTATTAGTCCCCAATCAGCGAGTAGTACGGCTATAGTGTTTCTACGCTGTACATCGTTCTCGAGTAAATTGCTTGGCTTTCCGTCGAGTAAAAATAGTTCTTTAAAATGAACTATGAAATACCGACCTTGTTTGTGAAGGATGTGGCATGACTGGAAAAGTTTATTATCTTTCCTTGATGCTACTCCTATACGGGTTAATGTCTCTCTTACTTTAAGAAAGTCATCTGGTTCGTTGAGCGTAATTTCGAGCATCATGTCAGGATGCCAATTACTTATTGTTTTTTGTTCTTCCACCTTTATAAATCCTGTTTTTCAAATCTTCAATTTGATTAATATGTAATAATGATAAAACAGATTTAGCCTTTTCATTGCTATACCCATAATATTCCTTTAGAATACTAATGTTCTCATCCTCGTTTGGTTTAAACCATTTAGAGAACCTTTTCTTCTTCCTAGTTATATTTATAAGAAAATCAAATTGAAGGCGGCTATCTATGTGGTGGCACCTATTCATTTCATTAGCGTATAGAACTGTATCAGGAAAATACGATAATCCTCGATTTACCATAAAGGAATTGTATCCTTTTTCAGCAAGATCATCAATCATAATATCTTTCTTAGAATAGTTGATCGCATTTAGGTATTCAAACGGATTCATCTTACAGTTCCTTCCTATAAATTTCATTTTGCATTTGTCTGTAATCTGCTGTAAGTTCTTTTTCGTCCAACTTGGTAAGCATATCATCGGCTTCCGCTTTTGAATCAAATACCCACTCACTAATAATTGTGTTGTCGTGCATTATGGCACTTACTCTATATCGAGTTTGAATTCCGTAATGGACTGGGTTTATAAAGTATCTCATTTATTTTTACCTTTATACGATAATCTATCTGCAGTTCTTTGTAATGATTTTTCGAGCTGATGATCAAACCAGTTTCGTAACCACTGTCTAAATTTACCCATTATTTGAATTTAACTCCTGCCATAACTTCCGTTAGACACGCAACCGTATTAAGTTCGTGATCTGCAACGAATGCATTCTTATACTGATAATCAGCTAAGATAAGAACTAACTGTGGAATAGAAGATGAATCTACGTGGTCACTCATATTATCATATAGCTTACGATAAATAGCAACTGGTTCGCTGTCCATGTTTTCTGAAACCCATTTACGCATTTGCTTAAAGTTCTTTTCTTTTAAGAAAGTCATAAGGTTATTAACGTTAGTATCAGATAGAGCAACTAAGATTCCAGTATCAATAGTACCACTCACAGAATATCTCTGCAATTCATTTAGAACCTTACGCCAATCGGGCGCATGCTTCATGATTAATTCTGCTAGTATTTGTTTCTCGTAATTTACATTGTTCATTTTAAGAATCATTTCACATCGTTCTAAGAACTGGGCACAT